ATGTGCAGCCATTACCAGACGTTGAAGGACGCCGAACTGCTGCTGAAGAAGTTCGGCGTGACCCGGCCAGGCGTGCTTGGCAAGTACGACATGTGGCCGCGCTACCAGGGGATCTTCGTCCGCCGGCCGCCCGAGCATGACGCTGGCGACGAGGCAGTACCCGGCGTCGAAGCCGTTACGGGCCGCTGGGGCCTGATATCCGGTTCCACCCGTCCGGACGCGCTGGCCGACGCCGAGAAGCTGTCGACCTTCAACGCCCGCGACGACCGCGTCGCCAACGCTTTCACCTTCCGCAATGCCTGGCGTCGGGCTCAGCACTGCGTCATCCCGGCCGACGCGATCTTCGAACCGGACTGGCGTTCCGGCAAAGCGGTTGCCACCCGGTTCACCCGGGCAGACGGGGCGCCGCTGGGCATCGCCGGGCTTTGGGATCGCTACCGGGACGCCGCCGGCCAGTGGCACGAGAGCTACACGATGCTGACCATCAACGCCGACCAGGATCCGCTTTTCCGCGACTACCACCAGCCCAACAAAGAAAAACGCATGGTGGTGATTCTGCCCGAGGGCGCCTATGGAGACTGGCTCACCGCCAGCGCCGACCAAAGCCGCGAATTCCTCGTGCCCTTCCCCTCCGACAAGCTGGTCGCCACACCGATGACCTGACCCCGATTTTGGTGCCATATACTGTACATTCATACAGTATCACAGCAGCAGAATCATGCTTTGCTCCGTCGTCCGCACCCACTATCTCGGCCAGAAGCGCCGGGACAACGACCCGGCCCCGGCCGTCACCGGCACCGTGCGGATGTACTCGATCACGCGCGAGGACATGCGCCGTCAGGTGCGCGTTATGACGATGGACGGCCTGGCCAAGTTCGGCGCGACGGCGAAGGGTCCCATACCCGACCTACTCGAACCCGAGTTGCTCACCTTCTGCTCTGACAGGGGGATGATGGTCTGCGGCTTCGAGGAGATCGACGGGCGGCGCTACTACCAGGGATGGTGGATGCAGTGGGTCTCGCCTTGAACGCTCACGCACTTCGACACCCGAGGGTCCATGAAATTCAGGATTGAGACGGGCGCTGGGAACTCGGCTGCTGCAGGGGCTGCGGCGCAGCAGAAGGGGCGACGACCGGCGCGGGGCTATAAGCGGTAGGCTGCTTAAAAGTGACATAGTCACTGCCCTTTGCGATGACGAACCCCAAGAAGGCGGACACAACGCCCAAGACGACTGCCCCACCCAAGATCCTGTTTTTCCAGTTGATCAGGTCGTCCACTTTTGACTTTGTGGAATCAACCGAGGCCTTGACGGCATCGAAAGAGGTGCGAAGCTCAACCATTGAAGCTTTCAGGTCGATAATCGCCTGAAGCGTGAAGCTGTGATCGTGGGAACCAAAGCCCACGGCCGTAGGCGTCGTCTGCGGGATAGACGCCGGCGTGTCGTCGTAAACCGCCTTAGCGGCGCTACGCTTTATGCTTCGAGGCGCGTTTTCAGCCATTCCCACATATCCGTCGGACCTCGGCCATAATAGGCCCCCCCAATTGGGACAACGAGAGCTGAGCCGACTGGCGACCGAACTCCCTGCGGTTGACCTGTGATCTGAAGCAGATTGCTCAATTCGACCGTGGTGCCGTCGAATTTGATCAACCACCCCCTATCGGCTTGAAGCCCATAGCGGTCTTCCTCGGCAATGTGCTCCATCACCGCCTCGTCGAGCGGCCCGAAGTCTTTCGCAAGAGGAATTGCAACAAAAATAGTCATGGTCGCGAAGTCTACAGGATATGTTAGCTACGTGCACGTGCTGCTACAGCAAGCGACGTGCCCAGCTTCAAACGGCCCGTACCGCCTATGTGGGGCCAACGATCAGGCGCTCAAGACCTGAGTTTACGATGTTGATGTTTCTTCTACCGGCACACTATTAAGGTTTAATTCCTCCTGCAGCTTTCGCCCAAGCATCCCCGACTCTCAATCCGTCGATGGCTGCATCAGCGTCTCCTGCCAGCGCTCCATATTCATCCGTGCACGCTTTGAGAATGTCCCAGGCTCGGGTAGCGGCTTGCTCTGAGAGACCGGCGCGGGCGGCAGCTTGGGCGGCTCGGGCACGTTGGACGGCGATGGCGTCGCGCAGGCTGCCAGCAGCGCCAGCGGCAAGATCGCGCTCAGCATTCGAAAGGCGGATCGCTTCATTCGCTTCCTCCAGGCGGCGCGCGTAGTCGGCCGCCATCTCTTGTTCCTGGCGCCGGTACTGCGCCTCGATCTGGCGGGCAGTGGCGGCGGCTTCCAGCTTGGTCTGTGCCACGCCGGCGCGGTATTGTCTGACACCGTGCGCGTTCCACGCCGCGAAACCAGCCGCAGTCAGCGCGACGCCGGCGATGGCCGCCGCGGCGAAGCCCTTCCAACCGGTCAGTTTTGCAAGCAGACCCATGTATTGGCCTCCCTGCGCGTGACGAGGCCCGGCAACGTCACCAGCACACCGTTCTGACGCCCCTTGACCCACCGGTTGAGCTCCGCGCATCCGCCGACATAATCGCGCGCGTTGAACTTGCGCCGCATGGTCGACGAGGCCAGGTTGCCGGCTCCCAGGTTGTAGGTGAAGTCGATCAGTGCGGCACGCTGCCAGTCGTTCAGCGGCACCGTGATCAAGCGGCGCACCGCGGCGTCAGCTCCCGCCAGGTCGGCGTCGCGCCAGGCGTCGCACTCCGCATCCGTGTAGATCCGCTTCGGGTCGATGTCCGGCCCCGCGTGGCCGTCACATACGGTCAGCACGCCGACGGGGTCGATGTACGGTTTGCCGCGCACCTTGCCCGGCTCGAAGTGCGCGACGAGCACGCCCGCGATGGCGATCGCGCCGGCGCTCCCCGCGGCCAGCAGCTTCCGTTTCAGACTGCCCAAAATCATTTGATACCCCTCCATGCCGAATAGGCAGTGATGATCGCCGTCCCTAGGCCCACGATGTAGGCCAGCGGCTTTGCCACCTTGCCCAGACCCTGCAGCACCTTGAACCCACCGGACAGCGCCTGGAACGTGTCAACGATGTCCTGCGTGTTCTGCCGGATCGTCTCGATTGACGACGTGTTCCGCGCCGTGGCCTCCGCGTTGCTCGCCATGTCCTGCTCCATCTGCACGACTCGCGCATGCAGCGACTTTATGAAGGCGTCCGACAGATGTTCGTCAGCCATGGAATTTCCTTTGAAGCGACAACATCCCGTCCCCTATAGACGTAAAAAAACCCGCCGTGGCGGGTAGAATTCGAGGTTATGCACTGGCGCAGCCCTGAAGCGCCGCGCTCGGCCGCTCAGGCGGCAGTGAGGCTTCCCGATCAATTATTAGACGCACCAAAGAGTGCGGCGACACATCGCCCCAGAATGAGAAATGATTAAAACCGAGCGCTTCCCAGGAGCTGACGGAATACGCGGGTTGGCATGCGTCGTCGTGTTGCTCACGCATGCGTTCGCTATGTTCTTCATGACCACCGCAGGCCTTTACCTCGCTGGTACGGGAAAAATTGGCGTTTGGCTGTTCTTCGTTCTCAGCGCATTCCTCCTGACTCACAAGTTTCAGACTTCCGGTTTTTCAGCTTCCGTACTGGCCTCGTATGCTCTCGGCCGGGTGCTGCGAATTCTGCCGCTGTTCGCCATCGCTGTTGGCGTGTACTTCGTGCTGGGCACGGCCGGCATAGATTCCGCGCGAGACGTGTGGCTCGCTCTGACGTTTCAGAAAGGCTACGCGCATCTCTGGACCATCCCCGTCGAGTTCACTTTCTACGCATGGCTCCCCCTTGTTGCAGCCCTGCTCATAGCGGCGCGCAAGCACAGCATCCGAACCGTGACGGGTGCCGCCGTCGCTCTGATAGCGATCCAGCAAGCGTTGTGGCCCTACTGGCGCACAGAAATCAACGCCATCGGGACACAGTGGTATCTGTCGAGCTTCACGATCGGCTGCTACCTTGCCACCATCATCAACGACGTGCGAGGCCGCATTTCCGACCGAACCTCGAATGTCGTCTGCGCTCTGGTCACGGCAGGGTTGGTGATGGGAAGCCCCGGCGCACGCCACGCACTTTTCGGCGTTCCCTACGACACGGCGCTGGCTGACAAATTCGTCTATATCAGCGCCGCCTGGGCATTGTTCATTGTGGCGACGATCGACCTTAAGGGCGTCTTCGGCCGCTTGGTCGATTCGGCATTCATGCGCAAGATGGGCGCCTGGAGCTATTCCGTCTACCTGTTCCACTGGCTGGTGTTCATGCACCTGCAGACGAGATTCCAGGGCAGCCCGCTCGCCATGATCGCTGCCGTCGTCATCTCAATCTTCGTTGGTGCGGCTGCCTATCGTTACTTGGAAATGCCGCTTGAACGCTTCCGCCACCGACTGCAAGCGCGGTTCCTCGCGCGCGGCGAAGAGCCCCAGGGAATCGGTGCCCTAAAGCGCACGCCGCGCGCGTAGCCCCTCATGTAGCCGCCTCGAGTCAGGCAAGAATCTCCGCACCAGCCCGGAACAAGTCGTCGAGCTGATCGCTCGTCCAGCCCAAAGCCTCGGCGCCTGCATTCAATGCTGGGCTGGCGCGGGAGAATTCGGTCGCGGTTTCAAACGCCAAGCGGTGCAAGGGATCCGTGCTCGAGTCAGACGCCCATGCCTGCACTGCCTGCAGTAGGCCCGCCTGCATCAAGGCCGCCAACGCCTGGAACCTGGAAATGACGTCGGGAATGAAGGGTTCCAACGGCAGCGGATCCATCAATACAGGGAGGCCATTCCCGTCAGCTCCGATCAGCTTGCCAGAGTTCTGGCCAGCGAGAAGCTCAGCATGTTTCGAAGCGGTGATCTCAACAGCACCTTCAGGAATCGCGGCGCCGTGGATCTCGTCGCAATAGAACCCGATCGGCTGAGCCAAGAAGAAGATCTTCATTTTTAATTCCCCAAAGCGCACCAGCGCACAGTACCGTTTTGAGCTACCCCAGAACCGTTGTGGAGCAGCAACGTGCATTGAGAAAGGCTGACGGACCTATACGCAGAACACAACGCAGGTGAGTCGGGAGTAGTCAGTCCGGTGAAGTTTGTATTGGGGAAGGCGAACGGAAACGTCACTGTCACAGTGCCTCCGACCGCTGACGCATTCCCCCACTGCAAAATCAAACCGCCGGGGAGCTTCTGAAAACCGGCGGTTGAGGACAGAAGTTGATTGCTCCCCTTGAAAGCGTCTGCGAGCTTTTTGGACGTCAGGGCGCGCGCATCATCGGTTTGGGCTTGGGCTTGTGCCGTAGTTGCGATGCCGGCGGGCATTGCAATCCAATTGGCACCTCCAGTGTCAGGATTGGTGACGTTATTGTCCGCCAAGTTGAGCCAGTACCCACCGCCGGCGGCCTGTTGCAGCATCGCACCAATCGGATATCCCCCGATCGCGGCGGCGAACGCGGCATCATAGGGGTAACCGGCCCCTGCTTGCCCCCAACGGGCAGCGCTGCTCAAAAAGTTCAGGATGCCGTTGAAATCGGCACCGTAGGGTGGCACGCCGCCAGCGGCCAGAGGCGTCATGGTCAAAGGCGGGAAACCGTCGGTAAACGACGCCGCGCCCGGCGTCACGCCGATCTGCGAGGCGACGGGAATGGTGTTTTTGGTGCCGCTCTGCGCGAACGGCACAGCGGATTTGCTGGGTGCGTTGCTAGCCTGCATGGATGAGCCCCGAAGATGTGAAGAAAACACCGGACCCAAAAGGCTGCATCAGCGCCTCGTTGAATCCGAAGGTTGTTGGAAGATCGACCTGCAGCACGTTGGCCAGGACGGCCGCCGGCTTTGGGATGGCGCCCGACTGGGTAAGGATGGCGATTTCGTACGGCTCAAGGGCGAACTCGAACACGTACCGGAACTCCATGTTTCCGGTGTCGGACACGTAGCAGCGCCCGCGACCCGCGAACAGGTTGGATAGCAGGCGGTTCAGGCTGGGCGACGTGCAATCCGAGATGTTGGCCAATGCCTTTACCAGGATGAGCTTTCGGTATGCGTCATCGGCCAGCCGGTAGGTCTGGGTCGCCTGTTCGCCCGTGAAGAATGGAGCCTGGTTGAAGGGCTGCCAACTGATTGCCTCTTCGTAGCCCAGATAGGACACATCTCCGGGCACCGTCAGCATGCGCCCGATATCCACGATCCTGCCCCAGATGTCCAGCCCGAACCCTTGCGCCGTCTCCACGTTCCAGACGAAGTCGTAAAACGCGTCGAAGTCCGCGTCCGGGTTGATGTACTCGTCCATGTTGTTGATCAACTGGACGAGCGTCGGACTGTTGGCGTACTGGCTGATGATGGTGCGGGCCACAAGGCCCGGCTTCGGATCGACAGTCATACCAGGGTCACCGAAATGTCATCGGCCGTGATCGTAGGCCGGCGGTTGATGGGCACCGTAAGGCTGGGCGCCGTCGGCGTCGATGTCCCGAGCAGAAGCGACAGAATCGACACGGACGGGCTCAGCAGCGAAACCGGCGCGTAGAACCGGCTGGCGTAGATGGTCGACCCAATGCGCGCGCGCTGGCCCCCGTCAGCCCCGTTGAACGCGTCGACGATCGCCTGCTTGGTCAGCGCCACGATGTCCGATGGAAGCGCAGGGTTAGCGGCCAATTGCACGGCGAACAGGACCGGCAACGCCGCCGGGGTTTCCCACGTCACGACGTAGGACGGATACGGGTAGGCATAGCCCTCCCGATCCTCAACCGTGTACGACGTGTTGCCGTTGTAGTTGGCCCCGTTGCTCTTCTTGCGCCAGATCGCGTCTGCGATAGCTGCTGCCTCGCCGCCCACCACCGCCACCCAGATGGAATGCGGTGCGAGCGACACCCCGCCAATGGTCTGTGGCACCGAAAGGTTGTTCTCGGTCACATAGACATCGATCACGTCGGCCACATTGGCCACGTTCGCATAAATGGACGGCAGCGAACCGCGCGCATTCAGGGCCACCGACTGGCGCCGGCGCGCTTCGAACTCGGCGCGCGACTCCACATAGCTGCCGACCGTGCCCGCGTCCGCATTCAGGACCGAATCCCAGCCGGGAATTGCCTGATAGATCTGGTTCAGCGCGCCAGGCGCGCAGTCCACTGGGCCGTCGACTGAGCATGCGAACGACAGGTCGATGCTGCCCCCGGGGGGAATCGTGCCGGCCTGGGTGCAGAGATACAGATTGCCGTCCACCGCCTCGGCGCGCGCGCCCACCGGGATGACCACGCCGGACAGCCCCGTACACGTCGCGATGACCACGGTCGGCGTGCCAGGCTTGCGGTCCAGAAAATAAATCCGCCCGATCGCGTCCTGCATGCGCCCCTCGGCGAACGCCGGGTCCACCTGATTCACGTAACGGGCGAACTCGTTGTTCTTGTCACCGATGATGGCTGTGGTGCTGGAGGCGAGCTGCCCCTGGGGTGTTTCCAGCGCCGGATTCAGGCCGCCGCCGAAGGCGGAATCCATATCGGTCTGGACGCCCGCCAGGATGGCTGACTCTTCGGGCAGCACCAGCCCTTCCGGCGTGAACTGCACGCGCGGCACTTGTGAGCTTGTAGCCATGGTTTCCTCAGAAGCTGACGGTCTGCGTCGTGCCGTCGGTCAGGGTGATTTCGACATAGCCCGACAGGGCTCGGTCTGTGAAGCTGGTGAGCGCGCACCGTGCGCTTGCGACCTCGGGAACAGTGAGGGCCGCGCGCTGGACGTTCTCACGCACGAGCGCGAGCGGCGGCCGGTGTCCCAGGATGTCCTCCCAGTACGGCACGCCCGGCGCCTTGTTGTAGAAAAGCTCTCCCTTGAAGAGCTTGATGGCGCTGGCCACATCCTGAGCCACGGCGTAGGGATTCGATGCCATCGCGATGTTCCCCGCGGCATCCAGCACCAGGTCCCACGCCGTCCGGTCGAGCAAAAGCGTGTTCATGGATTCGGTGTCCCAGTGTTCGAAGGACCGCTTTGAACCCCCGGATGGGTATGCGTCGAGCCGACGTCCTTGCCGTTGTTGCGCAGCGTGCCCAGCGTGTTCATGTTGCCCTGCCAGGTCGAAGTGCCGCCATACGAGCCCGCGCCCTGCTGCACGGTGCCGTTCAGCACGATCTGCGGCGAGTTGATGGAGAACTGCTCTTCCGCGTTGCCCTCGATTTGCGGGGCCGAGATCGTCACCTTGGACGGCGACACCATATTGATCCCGCCCGCGGTGAACTGCACGTATTGCACCGGTGTGCCATTGAGCAGGCCGCCCACATACAGGCCGTCGGCCATGTCGTGGGACCGCCAGGAGCCGGGGTTCGCCTTCGACTTCGACGCCTTTACCGCCGAGATATCCCGGCTGGCAAACACGGCAATGCCGATGTCCCCGACCTTTGGGTCCAGGATGATCGCGTCCGTACCGCCTTGCAGGCGGAAGTACGGCAGGTTGTGCAGTACCGCGTGCGGGACCGCGTTGCCGGCGCCGTCGAGCTGGTTCACCAGCGGCTGAACGTCCACGAAGCCGACCGGCGCCACGCCGCCGGCGTTCGTCACGGCCACCACGCGCACCAGCGTGGAAGTGCTCAGTCGTGCAAGCGCCTGGCTGATCAAGAACATCTGCGCGCCGTACTCGTCTCCTCCCTCAGCAGGCCGGGCCTGCCCGGAGTATCCAAATTGCTCAGCCATTGATCTGCCTTTGACACAAGATTTGCGACAGCCAAACGCCGCCCGGCACTTCTGCCTCGAGCGTGTGCACGATGCTCACGACGACCCACTCCCCATGCGCAGCCTCGACAGTGCTGATCACCTGCACCAGCCCTCCCAGGCTCAGCTCCGGCGTGTAGAGGATCGTGAAGGCGATGCCGCCGCCGGTGAAAGTCGGATAGCCGATCAGGTTCTTCTCTGGTGAAATTTGCACCGCATCACCAGCGCGCGCGCCCGACCTCGGCCAGATTGCCAAGACTCCGCGATCGATCGTGTAGCTAATGGCAGCCGCGCGCGCGCAGGCGCGCAACTGTTCCAAAGCCGTCCCGCAGAAATATGGGTTCGACAACTGCGTGGTCACTCCGTTGTTTTCGAAGGCAAGCCCCATGGCGCCAGCGAGGTCGGAGGCGATTACAGCGACGTCCGTAGAGCCCCGGTAGCTTCTAGCGTTCACCGGCTTGACCGCCTCAAGTGCGGCAGCCAGCGCCACCACATTGAAGACCACCTCGGGCGCCGAGTTGTAATCGGCCCACGCCTGCGAAATCGTGCCCTCATAAACCACGCTCAGCGCCTGGCCCTCGTCGCCCGCGGCGACCAGGATCCGGTTGTTTCGGCGCTCCGTCATGATCGGGCCGATGACCGTGAGCTGGTTCATCATGTCCTGGCTCAGACCGAAGATCCGAAGCTGCAGTTGGCTCTGCGCATCGCCGTTGTAGGCCACCACAGCCGCCGAGACGCGGTAGCCGCTCAGCGTCACGTCAGGGCCCTTCGTATCGCCGAACTTGCCTTCCCCTAGGCTGATAGTGACGTCTATCCGTCGCTTGATGAAAGTCATAGCTCGGCGGCTTCCAAGTAGGCCAGGATGAACCGCTCACCCAGGCCGGTGTATTCGGGGTCCGCGTGCCCCCGCGTATCGATGAACGCCAGATCCCCGACAAATCCGCGATATCCATCCCGCACAATCCGCACACGGTCGTGGCACAGCGCCGTGGTAACGATTGGCTGGTGGTTCACGAATAGATCCAGGTACATCCCCGTCGACTTCTCATAGACGTTGATTTGGCAGCTTTGGCCCGCCAGCACCACGCTCAGGGACTGCGACGGGACCGCACGAAGGGGGATCTTCCTCATTGAATGCCTCCAGGCAGCGGTGTCGGTGAGAGCGCGGCGGGTACCGAAACCTCAACAACTTCCGGGATCATTGATACATCTACCGGGAAGCTCTGCACCTGTCCATTGCTCTGCGGGTCAGCACCGCTGGGCTCTTCCGTCTCGGTGAACTGCGCAACCGCGGTCTGGCGCACCTCTTCCAGATACAGCTCGACAATCAACTGGCTCGACCCGCCGCGCGTGTCCCGGGTGTACGCGTAGTTCACCAAGTTGGCCGACGCGTAGACGATCTCCGGCGTGACGACGGAGTACAGATCGGTGCTGCGCACGATCCGCTCCAGCACGGACAGCATGACGTTGCGCGACGCCATGTCGCCGCTGTGCGCTAGCCGGATCGCCGCGTCGTAAGGCGTATCCACCTTGTTGAAGGACGAGAACCCGCCTTGCTCCACTGGAAAGCTCGAGATCTTGCCGCCGTTCCGAAAGCGCACACCAAGGAAGGCATCGAACACCACCGCCTGCCGGCCATCCTGGTCGTACAGTCCCCAAAGCGGCGTGCCGAATAGCAAATCTGCCAGCCCGCCAAGCCCCAGATTTACAAGTTCCGGCAACGAAGGGATGGTCAGATCCCGGAAGACGGCCGGAACGCCCGGCACCTGCGGGACGTTTGGAAAGGGAATGAGCGACATCAGAAAAGCCCCGTGTTGCCCTGTTGAACCAGGTTTTGATTTCGGCCCATCCCGGCCAGGTCGCGCGCGATCCCAACGCCATCAGTCGCCGCCGTGTGCACATGCACGGGACCGTGGATATTCGTTTCGCTGGAGTTCGTCGTGGTGGACGTGTTCGTGTTGCTGACCAACTGTGAAGAGGACTGAGCCGCCCGCGCGGCATTTACCGCTGCCATAGCCCCTTGTCGTATCGCATCACGCAACACAGGCGTAGCGGCATCTTTCGAGGGTGCTTCTGTATTGCCATGGAGCTTGCTATCTCCTGCAGATGAAGAGGGTTGAGCAAGCAGCGCGGGCGCCGGTGCAGGCGACGAGGAAACTGAAGGCGTGGACGCACTCTTTACGGCCGCAGCGTTGGCCAGCTTCGCCAGTTCCGTTGCAACCACCGCACGCTCTTCGGCCTTCTGCTCCTTCTTCGCCGGGATTTCAAAGTCCAGCGTTACCACTCGACTGGCATCCTCGACCGTCTTTGCCGCCTTCAGCTTGTCCCCGGCGACCTTGTGACTGTTCCGCAGCTCCCAATCGACGAAGGCATACTGCTGGTCCCTGGTCGACTGTGCCAGCGCCACTCCCATGACCTGCTTGAACATGTCCACGCGCTCGTTTCGCCATTGGGCCACCCCGAACGCCGTTCCGTTGTCGCCGACCGCGCGGTGATCCAGCTTGCCGCCACTCTCGGCTTGCAGGTTGTTGACGATCCCTATAGCCTGCGCCCGCGACCATCCCATCTTTTCGAACTTGGTAATCGCGTCGCTCGCGTCCGGCGTGAGCTCGGCCTTACCCTTCGCCATCCAGCTAGGGGTGATAGCCTCCTTGGCTGCGAGCATTGAGGCAAGGACGGGATCCTTGGACTCGGCGATCTTTTTGCGGGTTTCTTCCGGGATGAGCTTGTTTGCCACCTCGGTGATCGCCTTGAGGATCTGCTCAAAGCCCATCACCAGCAGCTTCACGCCTTCGTTGATCTGGGCTTTGTTGGTGATGATCCAATCGCCCAGCTCAATCAGCTTTTCAACCAGAAAATCGAACGCCGGCATCATCGACGTCAGCACGTTGACGCCCACGCTCGAGAGCTTGTTCATGGCCGTGTCGTACTTCTGCCGCAACTGCTCTGCGCGCTGCGCCGCTGCGGCCTGCTCAGCGGCAGGGCCAGACTGCTCCCGGCGCCGGCGCGCGATGCCTTCCGGCCCCTCCTTGTAGAGGTTGAATTGCTGGGCGTCCAAGCCCATCATGTTCGCGGCCAGGGCGGCGCGCGCCCGGTCCGTCTTGTAAAGCTCCGCGACGATGCGCGCCCGGGCTTCCAGATAGCTGTTGCCGTCCTTCAAGTCTTCGGTCTTGCCGCCGAACTGGAAGAACGCCGGCAGCGTCTCTGCCGCCATGCCGCGCTTGAACTTCGCGACCTGATCAGCCGACTCGCGAAGTTGGGCCGTGATGCCCTCGACCGAGCCGCCGGCGTTCTTGGCGGCCAGTTGCCATTCGGCCAGGTCCTTCGCGCTCATGTTCAGGTTGTCTGACATGCGCGCCAGGCTGGCGGTGGACTCGATCGTACTGGACACGAAGTTCTTCAGGCCCATGCCGGCCGTGAATACGGCAAGCAGCGCCAGCGCCTCGTTGCGCACTTTGCTGAAGAACATGGCCGCCTGCTTGCCGCGGGCTTCCATCTCACGCGCGGTCTTGGCGGATTCCTCACGCGTGTGCGTCAGCGAGTCGTCCACCTCCGCCGCACCCCGCTTGAAGCCCTTGGCGTTCATGGTGAGCGTGACGACCAGAGCATCAAGAACGGTGGCCATACTATTTCCTCGCGTTGGCTATGGCCTGCTGGTTGTGCGCGTCAACCGCGAACACCTCCAGCAGGTTGTAAAGGTCCTCGGCCCCATAGACCGTCTGCAGGTCGTGCAGCAGGCCCGGGTGCCGAGAGATCACGGCGCCGACGTTCCGGGGAATGTTGGCGTAGTGGATCAGCCGCGGGCCGCCTGCCCAGGCTTGGAGCCCGAAGTCGATGGGGCGGCGGCCATAGAAAAATCCATGTGCAGCCCCAGCACCTGCTTGCGCAGTTGCAGCAGCGTTGCCACTTCCTCAATATCGTCGGGGATGAGCGCGCGCGTCACCGTGGGGCTGGGCTGGATCTGGATGCACTCCATCATCTTGTCCAGCAGCGGCTTGGCGCTGTCGAAGGGCAGCTTGGCGATCGCCTTGAAGCCCATCGCAGCGACGCCAGCAAGGCCTGCTTCGGCGATGTTGTCCGGGATTTCCACCCCGGCGTTCATCAGCGCGAGGAGCGCGCGCCCGGCCCAATCCTCGGCCTCGTAAGCCGAAAGTTCGGTCAGCACGAACACCTTGCCCTTGTCGCGCCCCTCGGCGCTGATCGTTACGGTTGCCGTCTTGCGGGCCATATCACACCAAAGCCGGAGAGACGTTTTCCCAGGTGATCTGGAACGTCATGGGTTGAAGGATGGCTCGCGCGGTCGGCGCCGGCGGGATCTGCGTCAGCACGCCCTTGGTCATGACGAACTTGCGCCCGATCGACGGGATGTTCAACGTGCCATTGGCGTAGAACACCTCCCGCGCCACCTTCATGGCCGCCAGCCACGCCTCGAAGATGGTCATGGAGGGCGAATCGGCCTGGATCGCGATGGTCTGCACGCTCACGAAAGGCGTGTAGCCGGCCGACATGCGCCCGTCCACGCCCATGACGGCCTGGGCGGGCTGGACCGCATCGAACGTGAACGCGTCGTCGGTGGCATAGCCCTCGATCTTCTGCGGGACGGGAAAGATGCCGCCGACGCCGAGCAGCAGGACGGAATTTGCACTGGTGAGAGTAGACATGTCGGTCGCCCTTACAGGATGGCCAGGGATGCGAGGGTGATCTGCTGGACGGATCCACCATCCATGTACCAGAAGGTCATGGGCGGCGTTTCACGCGCGGCGCGCACCTGCGCCGTCGCCGGCAGGATTTGCAGATACCAGCCGCGCGTTTCCAGCGTGCCGGAGATTTCAACGCCGGCCTGGTTGTTCACCTGGGCCTTTTGCAGGCTGGACAGCGGCACGCCGGCGCGGATGGCGCCAAAGTTCACCGCGGCGTTCACCGGATCCATGCACGCGGCATCGATGAGCGCGTAGCCGTCGGCGTTGTACGGCACCGAGTTCACCTGCGTGAGCAGCGTCATCAGGGCCTGCTGGAACGCGTTGTTCAGCCAGATCTGGTTGACATAGGTGTCGGCCCATTCCCAGTCACCGCTGATCTGCCCCGGGTAGAAGAACCGGAACCGGTCATTGCTGGTGGCATAGTCGCCGTAGAAGTTGTACCCATTGTCGATCAGCGTCTGCGCAGTCGTTGCATCGGTCACGGAGAACGCCAGGCCCGACTGGCCACGGAAGGCCAACGTGATCCGGCCGTTCGTGCGCTCGAAGTCGATGCTGGCGATCGCGCCCAGGACGAAGGCCGCGTGCTGCACGTCTTTGTAGACAGGCAGCGAGCCCGAATACTCGTTCGCGGCCACGATAGCGCCCCAGCTCGTGGTGCTGCCCTGCGTGGTGGCCTGGATATCGGTATCCCAGCCCACGTAGACATAGCGGTCGCCCTGGCTGTTCGTCCAGGCCGAGAATTCCACCTTGCCGTCCGTGTCCGGCTCGAAGGTCGTCATGAACGACGCCCAGTTCTGGGTGAGGTCCGTGATTGCGCTGAGGTTGGTCGCCGGCGTACCGGCCGCCGCGCCCTGCGACAGCACCGCGCCCGTCGCTTCGGTCAGCTTCAGACCGGCGGAGATCGTGCCGCTGCCGAAGCTGATGGTGCTGGCCGCGCCTTCAGTGGCCGACGTGATCACGAAGGCCGCGCGCTGGGCGTCATAGGTGCACGACGCGCCGAACGACGTGAACGCCGCCTGAATGAGCGAGGCAGCATTCGAGAAGCTCGTCGCGGCCGCCAGCGTGATGCTGCTGGACGTCTTCTCCACGCCGTCGACCGTCACCGTCAGGATGCCGGACAAGGCCTGGAGCTGCGCCAGGGTGGTGGACGCCATCGAGCCGCCGCGGACATACGCCGCGACGTCTTCCAGCGGGTACTGGGCGAACAGGAGATCGCCGGGCTTGCGCGTCGAGTTGTCGAAGCCGTTGAAATAGATGCCGGCCAGCGTCGCCTCGGTCGAGGTCGGGCCAAAAAAGCGCTGCACGTCGCGCGCCGTGGCAAAGCTCTGGACGGTGCCAACGGGCACCGCGGTGTTATCGGTCAGGATCAGGCCGTTCAGGTCGAGCGCCGATCCGCCGGCGCCGATCACGCCAGGGACTACCTGGACGATTTCACTGGCGGGAATGGACATAGCTTTAAGCTCCGGGTGGATATTTCGCATCGACCTCAGTCAGGTCGACATGCAGGTGCTCCGCGAACTGCTGCGGAAGGGTGATGGAAGGGTTGAACTGCAGAACGGCGTCGAATGACCACCGCTCCATGTATTGGTGCTCGCCGGTGATGAAAGGCATCTGCCTCGGCTCGCCGGTGTACAACGGCTGCGCTCGGCCCAGCTCACCTAGGAACTCGCAGCCATACTGGCTTCGCAGCGCGATCGACAGGACCAGCGCGCGGTCTTGAGCGCGCTCGCCGTAACAATCGACCTGGGCGGCCCATTGAGTCGGTCGGGTAAGTGTCCGGGTACCGGTGTCAGGCGTCGGATCCGCGTAGGCCGTGACGGGCAGCGACAGCCCCACCATTCCCATCGGCGTGACCACGACGAAATCACCTCTCGGTGACGGCACGCGGTTCATTTGGCCGCGCACCACCTCGCAGTCCACCAGGGTGTCCGCGAATGCCCCCAGGTCCTCCACCAGGTCGTCCTCGGTAATGCTGATCGGCACGCTCATGGTGTTTCGTCCATTTGTAGGGTCACCCCCACCTTGCACCAGCCGGGCCAGGTCTCAAACACCACAGTCACCAGCCAGGTCTTGCCTTCGAAGATCAGCAGATCGCCGCCCTTGGCCAGCGGCCGCACGACGCCCTGCGTGTCGCCGAACATATAGACGCTGCGCTGCACAGCCTGGATACCCAGCGCTTCGACGTGCGCCAAGTCCTTGCCGCTCAGAGGCTGCACCTGAAGGCGCGCGTGTGCGTCGGCCAGGTACTTCGGCACCTGCTTGCGACCCGGCCCCATCTCGTATCCATCGCTGGCGCGCAGCGTGCCGTCAGTCATCGGGTTCACCGCGGCGATGATGGGGCTGACGATTCCGTGCAGGTTCATGTGTCGACCTCGTAGTCCACGCTGTTGAGCAGATGACCAGTCCAGACGAGCGGCTTTGCCTGCGTGCCTGTCACATTGGGCTCAACGCCCGCGGCAATGTCGTGTCGCGCCTGCTGGACGTCCGCGAAGGAAATTGACTCCGGGCTGTTGCCGAACCGCTCGCGCAGCAGCAGCGTGACCTTCGATAGCGCTGGCCCGCTCACATCCCTGATCGATTCCTGCAGCTGGCCCTTGATGCCTTCGCCCATCTGGCCAAGCGCCTTGTCGATGTCGTAGTCGTTGCTCTTCGCGAGCGCGCCGAGCGCCCGGGGCCATCCCTTCTGCTTGGCGGCGATCATGGTGCGGAAGAAGGGCCGGGGCGGGATCCCCACCTCCGGCGAGCCGAATTCCTGGATCGCGGCCACATACGCGACTGGCGTACCGTCAGGATAGGTGGCGTTCTCAAGAAACCCGGCGCGCAGCGTCCCGCCATCCCCAGCCTTGTCGGCGATCTCCTTCAGCCGAGCCATCAGGGCGTCGCCGCCCTTGAAGGTCACGGCCGCCATGGAATCACCACCGGGACGGCGAAACCGGTCGGCGGGGGCCGGTAGCGACCCACCCGGTACTTGGCTGTGGCCTCCCAATACTGGGCACCGTAGCTGGTTTGCGCGTACCACTGCGCCGAGCCCGGCGCGACGTTGTACTCGGCCGAAACCGAAACCGAGCCCTCGGTGGCGCTGCTGATCCGGCCCACCAGCGGGCGCGGCCCCTGGCCGTTCTCGCCATAGGTCAGCGCCGCGACGTGGGCGGTCAGCAGGTACAGAAGCACCTTGCGCTCGTCGACGTCACAGACCGCGCTGGTGTCCTTGTTGCTCAGGTACAGCGTGGCCATGCTGAAGGCATGGTTGAGCTGCGCATCCGTGAGCGATGCGAAGGACGGATAGATCAGCCGGAACTCAGCGGGATCAAAGACGACGACAGCCATGGGCCGCTCCTATTTCTTCTTGCCTTCGTAGTTCTCGGGCTTGATGCCGGCGGCGGGCGCCTCGGGGTCCAGACCTTCCAGCCCGGACTTCTCGTCCTTGCGCTCCTTGGCCTTCGAGACGGCGCTGCGCTCGCTGCCCTGGGCGAAGATCAGTTCCTTCTTGAGTGGCTGGAAGTCGGCGTACAGCTTGCTCCATGCCGCCCAGAAATCGGCATCCACTTCGGTGAATCCGTGGCCAGCGATGGCTTCCGGATGGTTGGCGCCGTTCAGCACCACGGGGGCCTTCGCGCCGGGGATATCCAGCACCAGGCCGTTGGGCAACTTGCACGCGATGGTCACAGTCGACATATCTCTTCCTCGAATGAAAAAGGGACGCCGCATGGGCGCCCCTCTGTGTTGCTTCGTTCCGCGCTGGTCAGACGCCGATCATGGCCGCAATGGCCATCGGCACCTTGATGATGGCGCCCCACGTTCCCTGCGACTTCTTCTGCTTAAAGCTGGAAGTGTCGCGAACGATGGCATGGGCGCGCATCTTCTCGGTGAAGGCCGCGGTGCCGACGTTCTGGCCGTCGATCGACTCGGCGATGAGCTGCACCAACTGGCCCGAGCCCGTCGCGTACTGCACGGCGGTTTCCACGGTCAGGTTGGGGAAGTTCTTCGCCAGCAGGTCGGCGACGTTGACGTTGTACTGGTTCGTCTTCGTCAGGTTGACCTCGATTTCCGGCGACATGCACAGCTTCATCTTGTCGCGTCGCGTGACCAGGCCGCGCGTCTGCGTCACCAGTTGTGCAAACAGGCGCTGCGAGATGTCGTCGTAGACCTGCTGGCCGTCCTTGGTGGACCAGAGCGTCCCGCTGCCGGTGCCGGTAGCCCCCGGCGCGATGGGCGCCGACAGGTTCGGGTCGTTCAGCAGGCCATAGTTCTGCAGGCCAGCGATACCGAAGAAGTAGCTGCTGTCCTGGAACTTGTTCAGGACCAGCGCCGAGGCAATGTTCAGCTCGGCGGCCCAGTTGATCTTCGCTTGGCCGGCCATGTCCAGCTCGCGCTCACCCCATTCCGTCATGGTCTGGTAGTGATACGACTGGCGCTGCGGGAAGTTGGTATTCGCGCCGGCTCGGCCGTTGTTGTTGAAGTCGCCGTAGGACGACACTTCACCCGTGGATTCCACCACCGGGAAGGTGGCGGTCAGGGTGGTCCAGTCGCCTTTCTTCGACTCGCCCAGGATCACGGCACCCTGCATGGGCGTCGTCAGCACGCGCGTCAGCTCGGGGTCGATGTAGTTCAGCAGGTAGCCCGGGATGCCCGAGTTGCTGACCGTCACCAGCGGGCCGGCCGCGTCCATGGCAAGGCCATAGTCGGCGCGGAACTCGTCGGGCAGGTAGTCCTGAGCGCCCGGGAACACGATGCCGAAGTGCTTCTCCAGCATCGCGAGGTCTTGATGTCGTTTCATGTTTTTACCCCAGGTTGGTGGAGGTGATCTTGATCAGCGAGCCGATCGCACCCGGGCTGGCAACGAACCAGTCGGTTTCAGTGCTGCCGGCGATGGTGTCGCCCGCCGCGCCCGTCGAAATGGTGCCGTCCGTGTTGGACGCGAACACCTTCTGTCCCACGGTTGCGACCGTCTTGGTGGCGGCCCAGAAGTCGCCCAGGTTGTGCAGGGTGACGCCCAGACCTTCCGGGATGAGCATCGTGGCTTCGGCCAGCCAGATCGTGATGACGCCCTGCTGCTCGCGGTGCACGAAGCCCGTCGGCACACCGGAGCCGGCGTTGGTCACCTCGCCAGCGGCGTCCGCCCAGGCGAAGCGGCCAACCGTCACGCCGGTGGCGCCGGCCACCAGCGCGCCGGGGCCCGCCAGCACGGTCGAGCGCGGGTTGGCGCTGGCGAAGTCACCGGCAACCGCGGCGGCCGGTTCGATATAGACCTGTTTCTGAAAGCCCATTTAGATCACCTTGGGGAGATGCGGGAAGCGGTCGCGGAAGCTCTTCTGAGCGGCCGAGTCCATCGCCACGCGCGGGGTTTGGGGAGCCTGATCCTGAGCCTGGGCCATCTTGACCATGGCGCGATACGCCGCGGGCGGCACGTCGGTCAGGTCGATTCCCTTGGCGTCCAGGGCCATCTTGTAGACCGCCTCGGCCGAGTCCTGGGCGACGATCTCGCCGAGGATGGGCCGGCATTCCTGCTCGGCGGTGCGGATCGCGGTCATGCGGGCGACGGCGGCCTGCTCGCCGGCCTTCTGGGCCTTCGCCAGCGCCTGGTCCATGGCCTGCTTGGTCACGGGCGTGGGCGGCGTACCGGCCGTAGCGGCCGGTTCGTCGTTGGCTGCCGGTTCTGCCGACGGGGCGGCACCGAGCGCTTTCATGACCTTCTCCATGTCTTCGTGCGCGAGGATCTCGCCCAGCGACTCGCGCAACTTGCCCAGGAGGTCGTCGTCAAGCGCGACATCCTTGGGTTCGGCTGCAAGGTCGTCCTCGTCTTCACCGATGGGCGCGACGGCCGGGTCGGTGAACACCTCGATGACCTCTTTCAGGCCTTCCAGGTCGGCGTCCTGCGCCAGCTTGCCCTTGAAGTGGTTTTGCATGGCGCGCACGATGCGCGGTACTTCCGACTTCAGGCTCTTGCGGCTGACGCCCTTCAGGAAGGGGGTCAGGTCGCCCAGTGCCGCGTCCTGGGCCAGCCGGGGCCGGATATGCGCCCCGAGTGCCCCGGCGACGACGGCGGCGGTTTTGCTCAGTTTCATTTTCGGGATCTCCGAAGGGTTGAGGGTACTGCTGTCGCCAACGACGACGTCCGGGCCAGTCCGGCCCACTTCGACGAGCGCGACGTGATTGCCGCACAAGTCACGCATCACCCCGTCGTATGCGACGCCCTCGTACTTGCCGGGCGTCATATCGGCGCGGTAGCGGTACGCGGGGGAAAGCTCCTTCTGCTGCTCGGAGTCGATCAGCGCGATCGCGACGGCGTCCCATACGACGAGGGAATTCTTGAGGTACGGCGCCTGGTAGGAGGCGTTCGAACCCGTGGCCCCTACCACGAACTCTTTCTGCGGCTCTGCGGCCGATACGGGGATGTGCTTGGACAGCAGCGGAATGTTGTTGAAGGTGGGCGCCGCGCGCGCCAGCTCTTCCGGATCCCGCAACAGGAAGTAGACGCGGTTGGGGTCAAGCCCCAGCGTCTCCCAGTCCGGGATCTCGTTGCCGCGGTACGGGTTGACCGTGGCCTTGCTGATGTTGCTGATCTCGACGTGCATCCGGCCGTCGGCGTCGATCCTACGGACGGTGGCGCGGTCGAAGGCCAGGCCCTGACGGTTGGTCTGTTTCATTCGTCGAATCCTGGGATGATGCTGATAGCCACGCAGCGGCAATTCGGCAACTCGCCGGGGCGGATGTACTCGCCGTCGATGAGCATGCCTTTGTCGACGTCGTAGGCCTTGCCGTCGGCCTCCTGATGCGACTTGCGCGGGTGCTTGCCGCCGCGCGAGTGCCGCCACTTGGCCTGTTTGATGCCCAGGCCCTGCTGGCGCACGCGAGTGATGGTGGCCGTGGCCTTGTTGTTCTGGTCGCGCGCAATGAACGTCGCGCGCCTCTTCGTGATGCCGTACCGCTTCTCCAGGTCTTCAACGAGCCCCTGAAGGTCGCGGCCCTGGGTCACCGACCGCATGACCATGCCCTGGACTTCGGTCAGATACTCGGACGCGATCGACTTGATCAGCCCAACGTTCTCCTGCACCGTGGCCTGAAAAACATCGTTCGCCGCCCGGGTCATCTGGAACTGAACGCTGAAGCCCTTTTGCCGCAGGGCGTTGCGCAGGGACAAGTCCGCCGCGCTCATCGAGGATTCCGCGAACTCCGTCGCCACCGGCTGGGCGGCCTCGTCGAAGCGCCTCTGCCATTGCTTGGCGAGCCGGCGCATCATCTTGGTCAGCGCCATCGCGGGGCTTTCGTCCTGTGCGATCTCCGGCACGTTGCGCCGGTAGGCAGCCGTCAGCCAGTACACGATCGACCGCTGCATCTCGTCGATCAGGCGGTCCAGGCGCTTGCGGTAGGCCGCCTCGATGCCCAGATTGGCGTTCACGGGGCGCAGCGGAACTGGCTTGCCGGTAGGCGACACCAGTCCGGTATCGTTGTGTCCCATATTTCCCGCCTTGATCCAGGCTATGCCGCGCCGTACAATGAAACCACGGTCGCCGGAGGTTTAAACCACTACGCCCCAGCAGCGTACGAGGAACCTTACAGAAGTTCTCAAACGACGACCGCCCCTCACTCTCCCTTCATGAAGCCGTGGTCGTAGTAGCGGCGCCCGTCGTTGTATTGCTTGACGGTCATCACCACCTCATACCGCTTCCCTCGCATTTCCAGCCCTGCCGAGTAGGTCTCGACTGCCTTGATGTTTGGGTCATCGGTTTTGTCCGATTCGGATCCCACAAGCTTCGCTGAATGGATCAAGTCAGGAATCGCTGGAACGGTGCGCAGCAGATCCGGCCCGCTGCCGGAAATTGTGTGCTTGACACCCGTCTTCGTGACCTGGATGTCGTTCCCCGTCGCCTCGTTCGTGAACTTCTGACCGATGAAGCGTCCGGCGTAGTCGAGCGCCTTCTGGCGCAGTTCCTTGCCGCTTGTCGCGTCGCCTAGTTCGTCGCCCTTCAGCTTGACCGCCGGCGAGGCACTCCCTCCGCCGCCAGCCCCGAACTTGCCACCCTCATCGCGCGGATGATCTTCCTCACGGAAAGTGCTGTCCTGCGCGACGTCGTCTTCCAGCGGCGGCGGCGCGCCGAGCACCGCGTCCGGCAGGCCGTCGTCATCGTCGTCGCTGATATCCAGCGAGTGGTAGCCGTTCGTCTCGTCCGCCGCAACGCGCTCGCGCACTTCCTGCGGGCTGATGGCGCCGATGTCCACCAGCACCGCGTCGGTGTCGGCATCCGACTTGCGCACCTCGGCCAGTTCCTTCTCGCTCATCTGCCACAGCGGCACGAAGCTGAAGGAAATGTCCGGGTCGATCTCGCCGAACTCGCTCAGCTGAATCATTTCCAGGCAGGTCTGCAACGGGTCGCGGAACACCGCTTCCTGCGCCGAGTGCATGTCGTCGTAGAAGACGCGGATTTCCCCGTCTGCGGTCGCGTTCAGGCCGCTGGGCGAAATGCCCATCAGCTTGACCAGCGGGATGCCAGAGACAACCGAAAGCTGCTCCAGTGACTGGTTCTGCAGAGCGTCCAGGCCTGACAGCGGGACGTTCTCGAAGCGGAAGTCCTCGTTTTCCTTGTCGATCGCCCACGCGCCTCGGTTGGTCCGCATGCGGTTGAACAAGTCGACGCGGGCGAAGACGTCAGTGCCGGCATCGCCGGCAAGAATCGCCGCCATGTTCGTCATGAACAGCGGCACCGAAAAGCCGTCGATCAGGTTCGCCACAGCCTGTCGCGTCTTCAGCCAGTTGTTGACGTAGGGAATCGCCAACTGGGTCATCGACATGCCGCCGAAGTTGTACGACGGCTTCAGCAGGTCCGGCACCTCGCGGGACACGATGTTCAGCAGGCGACTGCTGTGCACCTGGCGCCCCAGCACAAACCAGGACGTGGGCTTGTAGAAGTCCGCCCGCATTGGGTTGTCGCTGTTGTACAGGAAGGGCGTCGTCCAAACCGGGTCGATGACCTTGAAGCCCGCCAGCGAGCCCTTGGCGATCTTCGCCGGGCTCTTGACCAGGATCGATTTCAGCTCGTCGGCGTCGGCCCACGCCAGCACGCCGCTGGGGGTCTTCACGTCGATGTAGATCTGGGAGCGACCGAAGAGGCCATCCTGGAGGGCCGCCAGCCGGAACTTGGCGCGCAGGCGGTGCCGGCGCATGGCCTTCTCGATGATCTCGAGCTTGTCGCCCTTGTCGTCGTCGCCCTTCACCTCGAGCTTGATCCACTTCCGGGTCATCTCCTTGGCGATGACGTCGGACATCTTGCGGTACTCGGGGCGCTGGGACAGCTCGGCCAGGTACGGATACCCGAGGAAGCCCATGCCCGCGTAGGCCTCGCTCACGTAGGCGTAGACGGGGCTCATGGCATCGTCCATCGCCAGCACGGCCTTCTGCTTGTCCTCGGGGATGACGAACGGCGCCACATCGGGCCGCTTGAACTCACCCTTGGGCGCGGGCGCAGGCTCGGCCGGCGCGATGTTGGACAGTCCCAGCGCTTCCAGGCTGATCTTCATCCCAGGCTCGCGGCGCGCGGCCGGGGCCGGCGCGGGAGCCACGAAGGCTTTCCTGCGCAGGATCCAGTCGAGTAGTTTCATGCACGCCTCAATGCGTCGGGGTTGATCTTCATCGGGCCGGCGCCCGGTGCATATGCCATCACCAAGGCGTCTGCCAGGTTGGGGGATGGCACCTCACGCTTGGCGAGGTCCTTCTTGCTTTCCACCTTCACGCGGCTTGCGTTGTCGTAATCCCGCTTGGGGGTGCACAGCTCGTCTATGAGGTGCGACAGGTGAGGCATGCCGCTGTCGAGAATCAGCATGTCCTCGGGCTTCACCTGGGCACCGTTGCGAACCGCGTTGAAGGTTGCGCGCAGCCTGTCGGCCACGCCCCACCACGCCTGCGCCTTGATGTTCGAAAACATGTCCTTGTTCTTCGTGCCGGGCATGTACAGCGCCTCGGGGCGGTAAACCGCGCCGCCGGCGTTGAACTTCGAATGCGACACCCGTGGCGCAGTCGGAGAGGCCGCGTTGATCTCGTTGAACTTCGCGCCCGCCGCCGCGCCCACGCCGATAGAGTCGTAGGTAATAGAGGCTTGCCGCTCTCGCGCTGCGCTGTGTGCGCGCGTGCATGACTTCAGCAGTTCGTCCTCCCCGGCCTTCCAGAGGTCGGCCCAGGACGTCAGGGGGCCATGCGCATAGACCAGCGCGCACTTGTCGATTCCGGAGTCCGCGATGTCGAACCCGATCCTGCGATGGCCTGCGATATCCAGGCCCAAGGTCTGGTGCGCATCCAGGGCAGCCATGAGCCACGAACGCTTGATGATCGCGTCGTCGTCGTCATCCCTCGGCACGCCCTCGTAGACATGCAGATACTCGTCGTAATCCTCAGCCTTGGCCGCCGCGATCACCTCGCGCATGGTCGCGCTCAGGAACGGGTTCTCGTCGTAGTTGATCTTGCGCACCACCGTATTCGGCGGCGGATTGGTCACGAAGCGCTTGTAGGCGAAGTCGGTGGACAGCCTGGGGTTGAAGATGATCCAGATCTGGCTGCCCTGCTTGCGAATTGTCGCTTCGAGGATCTTCCACTGTTCCTCGGTGAGGTTGTGGGCCTCTTCGATCCAAAGGACATCGATGCCCTCGAGCGACTTGATTTCGTCGATCGAGCGCCAGAGACCGTAGAACAAAAACTCGCTCTTGGTCTTGTGGCTGATGATCTTGTTGTCCATCACCCGGAACTGGGCATTCAGCCCGAACCGGTCGATCTGCGTCTTCAGCAGCGTGTAGACCGACTCTTCGATCTTGTTCTGGAACTGCCGCACGCACAGGAAGCGCAGCCGGTAGGTGTTCGCCAGGAAGGTGGCAAACCCCGCCGCGTCCCAGGACTTCGACGAGGCCCGGCCGCCGTACAGCACACGGTTCCGCGCGGGCTTGAGCCAGAAATCGCGCAGCGCCGGATTAAGCGTCGGTCGGGACGGGAGAAGCTCCATAGAAATGCTCGAGACCCGCCGGCACGTCCTTGCCGCCCCGGTTCAGGTCGTCGATGTTGTCCTTGTTCGCTCGCAGCAGGTTCACTGCGATTTCGCTGGATTCGTTCGCCAGCCTGGTCATGGCGGCAATGCCCTTCATGGCTTCCACGCTCTCTGGGTTGAGCGGGTCGGCGTCGTCGATCTGCGCGACCTTGCCGTGGGCCACACCCAGCAGGCGGTGCGCCGTAGCACTGCCGTACCGCGCGGCGCCGGCCAGATGCTCAGATATGGCCTTCAGGTCATCGGCAAGTGAACGGGCAGCAATCTGTTCAGAAACGTTCAGATTCGCCATCGCCCGGTCTGCCGCAACCAGTTGATTTGCAACGGATTTGATCGTTTCCGTCCGTTTTGAAAACCGGCTGGATACGGCGCCCTTGCTGACGCCGAATTCACGCGCCAGGGCGGATGTGGATTCACCCGCCAGCAGACGCTTGCCGATGGTCTCCCACTGGGCGTCCGTCAGCTTCGAAGGTCGTCCCATATCGATTCTCTCTTCTTAGGGGCTATGATCGCTCGGCGCGCACCCTGCGCATTACAGGAGGTGTTATGCAAAAAGTCTTTCGATATGTGCTTTTCACAACGAACGAGACTGTTGTCCATGAAGTGGCAGCGTCGTTTGCGCAAAATGGCGTCGTCTTCGGCCGCGGCGATTGGAGCAACATTTCTTCATTCCAGTCCACGCGTGGGCTTGACGAGATTGTTGCCGGCCTTGAGAAACTTCGTGGCGATTTTGGTTTGGTCGAGGTCAACCAAGCCAACTACCGATCCACGAACCCGCTGGCAGATGTGCTCCACGCTGTGAGCTGACGCCCAAATCGCCCATCCGACTACTCGCAGTAGCGAGCTGGGCGCCGCGGTTCTCGTCGTGCCGGCCACCGGCGACAAGACCGGCAAGAAGTGTCCCGCGCATTTGCCCCTGCGCGGGCGCCAGGCCTGCTATGGCGACTCTTGGGGTGTTGTGGATTGTGGGGCCCCTCCCCAGCAGACATCCCGTCGCGGGTGGAGTTGTCGGGCGGCGCCGGTCGGAGCCAGCGATACGGGGCTATCCCCGAGTGCAGCATTGGCCTATGGCGCGCTGCTGGCTGGTCGATTGCGGCGGCTGTTCCCACAGAGCAGAGGTCGGATCATGACGTCTGCCTGCCGGTGCCCATGCGGCCCGGCGGACGGTTCTCTTTGGCCCCTGCTCTCTGGAAACAAAAAAGGCGCCACCTGGCGCCAGTTGATCTGCATCAAACAGATCGGCCGCTCGGACTTTCATCGGAGCCCCGATATGTCAATAAGTAACATTTAGAGATTATCGGTGTTAAGCTCAATGCTCCATTTTTACTGAGAGACAAAATGGCAGCCATCACTAACGAGACCGAGAAGTATCTGCAAAAAGTCACGCATCAGAAACATTGGACGCAGCTGTATGCGCCCGGGAATACCGTTCCGTATTCTGGTATATACCGTTGCGATGCATGTGGAAAAGAAATCACCAGCAATGCAGACGACCCTTTTCCACCCCAGAATCATCACCAGCACAGTCCAGCCAGGGACATCCGTTGGAAGCTCATTGTTCGAACGGACACTGACGGTGACAAATTCGGCTTGAGATAATCGGGCCGCTTGATTCACAAGTTGGCCGTGAGCCCGCTAACGTACAGTTCAGCGGGCTTGATTTATTCAGGGCGCAACAGCCCGCACGTATTGTGATGGTTCTTGAAATGATTGAACAGGAACCGATGTTATGACGGGCCACCAATATTCGACGTGCACGCGGGCGCTGGCGTCGTCTCTGTTGCTGCTGATCGTCCCGCATTCTTCCAGTGCGACCAACACTCGCCAGACGCCGGTGCGCAGGATCGCGCGCTGCCGGGTGTCGGCTCTCGGGTCCACGTAGTTGATAATCTGCTTCATCTTGAACCGGCGGCCGGGGTACGCCGCCATAAGGTCGATCACTTCCTTCGCGTACTTCACGCCAGCCTCCTTTCGACCTGGCTGCGGAACAGACCCAGGTAAAGCTTGTATTCGGTTTCCGTCAGGGCGACGCCCGTCGTGGTGGCGATCCACGCGCGCGCGGCCTTGCGCCGGCCCTTCGGACCCAGGCCGCCGAACTTGGCATTCTTCTGCGGGTACTCGGCAATGATCACCATGCGCTCGTGCCACGGCAGAGCGGCGTGCATGGCCTCCACCACCTGGGCGTGGTCATGGAGGATCGGCCGGGGATCGTCTTCCCAGGACACGTAGGCCTCCATGTTGCCCACCGTGGCGCCGGACCAGGTCCAGCGAGCCCAGTTCCACAGCAAGTCATCGCCTGTCAGCCTACTCATCGGCCACCTCGTACTGTTTGCATTTCTTCCCATACGGCTTGCCCTTCAGACAGCGGCGCATCGTGTCGCCGAACGGCGTCTGCACTGTGCGCGCATTTGCGCAGCCTTCGCAGGAGCGCTTGAGCGCGGCCTGCTGCCGACTCATCACGACCAGCATCGGGTCGCGGAATTCCCACTTCTGCAGGTCCGCCGTCATCGACCGATCTCCACGAGCACGAAGCCCTTCTTGTCTGCGTCCAGCGCGCCGTCCAGCGTGAGAGGCCTGAACTGGCTGTCATCGATGCCCAGCGCCGCAGCGATGCCGTCCAGCCGAGGCTTCTCCGCCGACAGCAGGCCGTCCAGGTCGCGGCGGATCCGGTTGGGCGCCACCCACGTGATCGACACCGGCAACTGGCCGGCGGGCGTCAGGCTATTCCGGCCCAGAGCCTCCTTGGCGGCGAAGAATGCAGACTCGCGCGCGCGTACCTTGGCGGCATGGCTGGAGCCCCAGTGCTTCCCACCCTTGCGGTTCGCCATGAGGCTGGTGTCCGGCCACGGCAGGCGGATGGTCAGTCGGTCCAATGTCATCTCAGTCCCTCAACTGGCTGTATTTCTGTTTTGGTTTGAACTGCACGGCGTTGCGCGCTTCGGCAACGGCCTGCGCGTCGGCATTCAGGAACCGCGAGTGCTGGCCCTGGAAGGTCAGGAAGACTTCGCCGAGCGGACCCATGCGCTGCTTGCGGATCAGGATCTCGGCGAAGCCCTTGAATGGGCTGTCTTCGTGGTAGTACTCGTCCCGATAGACCATCATCACGACGTCGGCGTCCTGCTCAATCGCGCCGGACTCGCGCAGGTCGCTGAGAATCGGCCGCTTGTTCGGGCGCTCCTCGACCTTGCGCGACAGCTGGGACAGCACGATGATCGGGCAGCCCAGTTCGCGCGCCAGCAGCTTGATCGCGCGGGTGATCCCGCCCAGATCCTCGTTGCGCGTGGAGCCTTCGCCTTGCATCAGCTGCAGGTAGTCGATAACGATCAGGTCCAGGCGCCCCTGACGCTGCTTGACCTTGCGGGCCGCCAAGCGGATCCGGGCGACGTTGGCCAGGCTGGGATCGTCCGCGATGATCAGCCGCTGGTTTTCCAGCATCTGGATGGCGTGCGTCAGCCGCGGCCAGTCGCCTTGGTTCAGTTTCCCCGTGCGCAGGCGCTGGGTGTCGATGGCGCCGTAGCGCGCGATGGACCGTTCAACCAATTGGGCAGCAGCCATTTCCAGGCTGATCACCAAGGCAACACCCTCTTCCTCGGCGACGTTCTCGGCGATGTTGATCGCGAACGTCGTCTTGCCCATCGAGGGCCGGCCGGCCACGATGATCAGGTCTCCGTCCTGGCAGCCGCTGGTCTTCTCGTCCAGGTCGGCGAACCCTGTGGCCAAGCCGGAAACCCCGCCCTCACGCTCGCCCCGGGCTTCAAGCTGCTCGAGCACGCTGCGCAGCAGCGCGCCAACCTCAACCGGGTCGCGGCCCGCAGTGCGCGTGTCCGCCAGCGCCATGACCATGCCGGTCGCACGCTCCACCAGCTCGGCCGGATCGCCCGCCTCTGCGAGCTCGGCAATGTCGTGGCCAACCGCCAACACATCGCGCCGCACGCGGTGGGCCCGGACGATTTCCGCGTAGCTGCGCACGTTGGCGCTGCTGGGGACGTTGTGGGCGATGGCGGTCAGGTAAGCCAGGCCGCCCGCGTCCTCGGCCTGCCCGGCAGCCTGCAGCGAGTCGAACACGGTCAACACGTCGGCCGGCTTGGAGGCGTTCAACAAGCTGGACGCGGCGCCGAAGATCAGCCGATGGTCGTGGCGGTAGAAATCCTCCGCGCTGAGCAGGTCGCCCAGGCGATCCCATGCGCGGTTGTCCAGCAGCAGGCCGCCAATCACGCCCTGCTCGGCGTCGACGGAATGCGGTGGCACGCGTACGGCCCCGGGGGTCATGCGGCCTCCCGCTTCTCGTGCAGGCGCTGGGCCTGGATTCCCACCGTCGTCAGCGTGTAGCCGCCGTCAGCGCTGGCGTACCAGAGCTTGTACCAGCCCTTCGTCACGCAGTTCACGAAGTGCTTGCGCCAGTCCGCCTGCAGCCGGCGTTCATCCGGACCTTCGGGCAGGTGCCGCCGTTTGAACTCCATCCACGCCAGGTTGACGAACTCCATCGGCAGCCCCGTGTCTTCGACGTAGGTCAGCAGCGGCTTGTGCTCGCTGATTGCCTTCTCTCCACGCTCCTTGCACTTTTCCAAAAAGGTCTTCAAGGCGATGGCTGGCTGGCGGTCACGCTTGGGCTTTGGGGCCGAAGGCGCATCGGGCTCGTCACCCCCCTGCGAAGGGGGGCTAGGGGGGTCTTTATCCTTTTCCTTTCCCTTCCCTTCCCTTCCGTCAATGAGGCTTCCGGGAACACTCAGTGAGTCATCATTGAGTGATGGTTGAGGGATGTTGGATTTCGAAGGGCGATTGATGACCTGATGCTTCTTGAACCCCTTGATGTGCAAGAACAAATCGCCGCTCACGGAGTACTCAATGAGCATTCCGTGTGCGATCAGTTCTTGAATCAAGGGCTCGCAGTCCACCGCGTCCGCGGGGAACACCTGCATCTTCACCTTCTTCGCGGAGCGCTGAAGGTTGCCGTTGTCGTCGGCGAAGTTCCAGATGCCAATGAACAGTAAGCGAGCACTCATGGAGCACTCCGTGATCTTCTCGTCTGTCCAAAAATCTGGCTTGATCGTTCTGATCCGTGCCATTAGAATTTCTCCATCAGTGCAGTACCCGGGCCGCTCGTCACAGCGGCCTTTTCTTTTGCGTCGTCCGGGTTGCCGAGCGCGCGCAAAGGCTCGATGGCCTTGCGATAGTGCAATTCGATTTCCGGGGTCCACTTGCCCAGCGCCATCAGTTCGGCGCGCGCCCAGTCGACCCACACCCACTCGCGGTGGCGACGCGCGTCTCTGAGCAACTTCCCGCCCTGGTCGAGATCGCGGTGGCATTCAGAGCACAACGGGAACGTCAGGCTGTCGCACGCCTTCAGCGCCATTCCCTTGGTGATGTTCGCGTGTGCCGCTTGGCTCGGTCCATGGCGCCCACAGCATGCGCAGTCCAATGCCGCCACGTTGCGGCGGTGCTGCTCACTGCGCAGCAGCGTCGGCAGCTTGTGGCCCGGCGGGCGGTAGAAGCCCATGACGATCTCGACCTTTCGGCCCAGGCCTTCGCCGCGATCCGTCTTCGTGCGCTTCATGGGCTTCTTCCGCTGCAGCGAGCTATTCCACATTGCCTGCTACCGAGTCACTTGGTAGACCTGCACGTGCTCCCAGCCTGCACGGCGCGCAAGATCTGCGCACACATCTGCGGATGCGCGCACTTGGTACATCTTGTGGGACACCGGCTTCGGCTTGGCCGTTTGCAAAAACTGTTCAACGCTGAATGCCGCCGGAAACTCCGCGCCCTGCTGCGCTTTCTCATGAGCGATGCGCTGAGTCTCGATGAAGCCGGGCGGAAAGCCGGCCACACGCATGCCCAAGAACTTCTCTTCGGTGCTCGCGCTCCGAGGCTTGGATTTCGGCGCTGCGGCTTTCATCGCCTTCAGTTCCGACTCGTCGTACTCCGAACCATTCATCATGAACTTCATGCTGCCCTCCCAAGTGAGGTTGCACTCCACTCCACGCCGCGCTGCGCCCCAAAGGCGTGCGCCAACTCAATCAGTTCCGTCATCTGCCGCACGGTCATCTTGCTTGTGCGCTGGCCCAGCAGGACCATGCCGCCGTCGATGCCCATTGCCATGCGCGTTTCACGACGCAGACCGGCGGTCAGGATGTCTTTGACCTCTTCGGGCGCCACGGACACCAGTGCGCCATTCACGACGAACTGCACCTGGCGGCTGATGTCGGTCAGGATCGACCACAGCATGTCGTTCTGCGCGAGCGAGCGCGTCCGCGGCTTGATCTCAACGCGGTAGCCTTCAGGCGCATTTGCGCAGGCGTGCGCAGCGTTGCGCCGGGCCAGCGGATGCGAGAGGACGAAGACCAGTTTGTCCACGACTACGCCTCGTCCTCATTCTCGACTTCGGCCAGCAGCCAGTTGGCTGCCCAGCGCTTCAGCACCTTCTGGTCGTGCGGCGTGGTGACAACAGAATTCTTCGGCGACACCTGCAGACCGACTGCGGCCAGAAGCATGCAGAACGGCTCAAGGCCCTCTTTCTGGCGGCTCAACGTGCTGGGATCAATCCCGATCAATTCGGCTGCACGGACCTGCGTGACGTGTGCAAGCCGCCGCAATATCTCGGATTCAATCCGTGCAGCGTTCTTGCGGGTGATTTCCTGCCGATCGACAGATACTGGTTGCGTGCTCATCGAGTACTTCCTTATGAACAAAGAACGAGGGTTGTTTCGTGAACGAAACTGAAAAGCTGTTGAAAGAGGCCGCATCTATCGCCAAGCGGACCTTCCTTGATCCGTCGGAGGAAGCGGTGCTGGAAATCTTTAAGGAGCTGTGCGCCGAGCGTGACCGCATGGCGTGGGCGACTGACGCGCGCGAGAGCGCGACGGTGCATTGAGCGATGCGCATTGAATCGGGTGCCCTTCCTCTTCCCCGTAAACTGGCGGCTCTCACACACACCGTTCTTGGGAAAGGGGATGGGCATGGACTGGAAGTTCGCACTCGGCACACTGTTCGCGGCGCTTGGAGGCTTGTTCGCACTGATGAACCGGCACCCGCGCGTATACAAAGCGATCGCCAACGTGCTGACCGACATCATCGGGTTCTTCGGCACAGCATCGATGGGCCTGTACTTGGGCGGGCAGATGGCGACGGATCTCATCCGCGACTCTGCGGCAAGACAGATGCCCGACATCACCGCGGCTACGGTCGGGCAGTTACTGTCGAACGCGGAACGCGCGATCACTATCTTCGGCTGGGCAACAGCGCTCATCTTTGCGCTGTTCGTCGGGCATCTTGTGTTTGGCATCCTGGCTGTCCTAGCGGTCAACGAAGAGGACAAGAAGGCCAAAGGCTGACGCCAGGCCGACATGGAAATGCCAGCGCGACCACCACGTGGCGCGCGCCGTCGCCCAGCAGGCGTAACGAACAAGCCACGCGTGCCGAGCGGCGCGCCGCGCAAGCAGGTCGACGAGCATCACGCCGCCTCCTGTTGGGATGCCATCGCCTCTTCTGCCAGCTCCGGCCAGGTACGCCAGTAGTCTTCGGGTCGCAGATCCTGGCGACGCATGAGGCCGCCAGATGCCAATTCGAGACCCATGCAGTTCTCCGGCGAAGGCAGGCGCCCCTTGTAGCGAATGCGCCACTGTCGTATCTGCGCGTCGTTCTTGACGTCGTATCCGAGCTCGACCATGCGGGCGCGCAACTGCGCCACGCTTAGTGCTCCAGGGGAAGACAGGTATGAGTTCAGGTCCATACGCGCATACTAGTAGCGTTTGCTACGTTTCGCAAGTAGCAAATGCACCCGTAGCGCATGCTACTGTCCCGCGCATGAATGAGGTTGAGCTAAACGAGTTCAGGATGGGCCGTTTATCGGCCGCCGTGGACCACGTATCTAAAGGGAACAAGACCGACTTTGGACGCCGTCTCGGCTACAAGGACGGGGCATTCGTTCGCCAGATGCTTTCGGGCATTCGACCCGTTACAGAAAAGACCATCTGGGCCATCGAGGCAATGCCAGGGATGAAGGGCTGGTTCGATGCGGAGGGCGTTGATGCGCCGGCCACGCCTACCCCTGACGATAGCGATTGGCCGTTTAAGACCATCGCGGCCGCTGATGTCCGTGCCCTGCCCGCGGCCCAGCTCACAGCGCTGGAGGGTGCTCTCGCGCTTGCCATCGCCCAGCTGAAGATTGGTTTGAACGTCTCACCGGCTCCCGTACCGGCGCCCGCCACAGTCATTCCGTTAGTTGGCCACAAGCCCGGCGGCCTGGTCGACATGGATCATGCTGATGACCCCTTCCCTATGCGGATAGCGGGCTTGCCGCCTGCTCCGTGGGAAGGCGGCCACACCACGTTCCAGGCCGAACGCAACCCGAAGATCCGGATCAGCACGCAAACGGGCGTGACGGCGAACGCCGGACCGGGCGAGCCGCACGCCGCCAATGACAGATTCGAGAAAGTGCCGGAGCTGGCTGAGGTGCGCCTGGCCGCGGGCGATGGCATCGAGAACCACAGCGAAAACCAGACCGGCATGATCCAGTTCCGCCGCTCCTTCCTCAAGGCGGTGGGCGCCGACAACGGGAAGGCCCGTGTGGTGTATGCGAAAGGCGACAGTATGGAGCCGGTCATTCGTGACGGCGCCGCCCTCCTTGTCGTTCCGAACGAAAACCTGACGCTGCAGGATGTGGCCAGCGGCGGGGTGTACGCCATCAACTACGACGGCAAGATGCTCGTGAAGACTGTGACCCGGGACAAGCTCACAGGGCGATGGGTCGCGCGCTCGTTCAACCCGGCCTACTACGACATCCCGCTGGAAAACGGTACGCCCGTGCGCGTGCTTGGACAGGTTGTATGGGCTGGTGCCCGCCTGCGCGACGATGAGGCGGGGCAGTGGGTGCGGTCGTAAGCTGTAGCAAATCCGTCCCCGAACCGATAGCTGAACTTTTCCCCCTTTTTCTCACTTGATAAATCAAGAAGTGTATATACAATGGAGTTTCGATGATCCCACTTGTCGTCACGCCGAAGATTAGGGCGAAGCTTGAGGAAAAGCACCGTGTACAAGAGCTCGAAGTCATGGAGTGTTTCCTTAACCACGATGGAAAATACCTTGAAGACGACAGGGAAGAACACCTCACTGATCCACCAACTCTGTGGTTTGTCGGCGAAACCTATCGCGGTCGCCGACTGAAGGTCGTGTTCGTTTGTAGAGATGGGAGTCTCTACCTGAAGTCCGCGTTTGAGGCGGACGATAACGCAGAACGTATATACGCTGCGAAAACTAAGTGATGGGAGAAACTATGAGCAAAGCCAACAAAATCCTCGGTACCGACGAGGCTTGGGAGAACGGCGAGCTCGGCAATAGTATTGATCATGCCCGAGTTGCTTCGCCTGAAGCGCATGCGGCTGTGGAAGAGGCCCTGTCGATGCAAATGATCTCGATTCGCCTGCCTAAGGCAGTGATCGAAGATTTCAAGGCAATCGCTGCAGTCGAAGGGATCGGCTATCAACCTTTGATGAGGGAAGCCTTGACGCGTTTTGCCGCATGCGAAGCCAAACGCATCACGCGCGAACTGGCGCTCAAGAAGGTTCGCGAGCGCGAAATCGAACAGGCTACGTCGGCGCACGGCCAGAAACGCGCCGCCTGAGAACGCTAGCCTATTCAGCCAGAAGCCACCCTCGGGTGGCTTTTTTGTTGGCTACTTTTGCGCTCGGGTCTATCGGTACTCGCTATCTTGGCTCGGCGGCGCCGGCTGCCCGGCCGCAAGCCTACAGTTGCCCACGATCACTTCCGACCCGACCGACGGACTGCCTACCATTCGGCCACCAGCGACAACAGCCACGTCTGGTGTAGCTAAGAACATCGTCTTGCCGACATACCCGCCATAGCCATTCTTCGCGTTCACAAATCCGCAAATGCTGGCCTGGGGCTGCCCTGGCTTTTGCGCCGCGTAGATTCCATAGAACTTAGCGGAATCCGGATCTTTGAGCGAGCTTTTGACCTTAGCCAGACTTGCGTCGATGTACGTTTTCTCGGCGGTGACAAGCTGCGCGGTAGGTGCGACAGGCTGCACTTTTTTTGGCGCCGCGCATCCCGAGAGCGCTAGGCAGGAAAAAGCGGCAGCGAGGATCCAAGACTTCATCTTCCCTCCAGGTAACAAAACGATTCCCGCATGATAGCCGATTGGAAATGACTGCCTCGCCACGACTTTTGCTCGGCCTGAATAGCTCGAATTGATCATGACTATCCCTATACCTGGTCGATCCAGACCAGATGTAGGAGCCCTCATGATGAAGATCATCATTTGGGTGGTGATAGTCCTGCTGGCCCTCTGGGGCCAACCGGCCTACTAAACCACCCGCCCGCCTCGAGCGGGCTTTTTTTTGCCCGTTACAAAAAAGCGTAGCATTTGCTATTGCACGCATGCGTAGCGATTGCTACTATTCTTTCAACGCAGCACCGCTCCTTAACAACCCGCAAGCCATGGAACACGCCTAAAGCCGTTCGCGGCCGGTAAGCGCAGGTGGCAATCCCCCACGCCTGAATGAATAGACCGGGGGCTATCACCGACACGCCTTGATCCCAAGTGGGGATCGCATAGGGGCGTGCACGGGATTGAAGAGGCAGCGCACTACCTGGAGCCGCGATGAGCGGGAGTAGCCAGGGGAGCGTTGCCCCGGAATTTATCCGTCAGCCCGTTCCTGGAGCGCCGGTTGACGAATGAATCCTCACCACCCGCCTCGGGTTTCGGGGCCTGGAGACTTCCATGAACGAAAGCCGCATCAAACGCCGCGCCGCGCGCATCGGCGCAGTTGGACAGGAATATCTGCTGAACGTGTCGAAGCTGCGAGCCGTGGTGCGCGACTACTCGCGGGACCGCCAGCCCGGGTACCGCGTGAACCCGGCGAACCGCCGGAGCGCACAGGACGCGCTGTTCAAGGAACGCCGGTTCTGGTTCGGCGACCGCTACAGCGCGCCGGTCAGCCCTGCCGCCCGCGCCGCTTTGCGTGTGGCATGCGACGTGGGCACGGACTTCATGGCGCTGCGCGCAGCGCTGATTCCGGGCTACTTCCTCCGCCTGCTGGCGGCCCGCCGCATGCCCGCCGCGCCGCGCGCCGGCGTCTTTGCTGCGGCCTACGAAAACGAGTCGAGGAATTGATTCCATGAACGCCCGCCAATCCTTCGAATCCTGGGGCGATGATCCGTCGCGCGTTGCCAACTATGGCGACCTGGGCGACGAGAGCGATGCCGACGCCCCGACCGTCACGCAGGAACGCGCTGTAGCCCTTGTGGTGGCCTGCCTCGGCAACGAGACGGCCGGCGCCTTCGGCCAGTCGGCGCGCATCTGGGGCGAGTGCCTGCTGGACCAGCTGGCAGACAACCAGGGCGCCGTCGCGCTGGTGCTGCTGGCCGGCGACAGCACCCCGAGCGTTGGCCGCTTCCTGGCCAAGCACCTCGAGTCCTACATCCACGCGGAGGCCAACCGCCTGCTGGCGGACATGGACCCAGACGAAGCGGAGAGCTACCTGTGATGGCCACCGCGATCTGGGGCCTGTGCGCCCTCTACGTGATTGCCCTGATCGGCGACGCCTTGATGGCGCGCTGCTGGAGAGACGAATGAGCAAGATCAACGATGGCGGCCCCGCGTTTCCGGTCAGCGAGGCCAACGGATGCAACAGTGGCGCACCCGGCCTGTCCCTGCGCGACTACTTCGCGGCGAGCGCTATGCAGGGATTCAATGCAAACAGCCACCCTGACATGCTGACGTGGTCGCTGGAGCGGATTGCCAAGCACTCTTATAAGCAGGCCGACGCCATGCTAGCCGCGCGGGGCGCCCAATGATCCGCCGCCTCCTGCGCGCCCACGGCGACATGCTCATCGGCGCCGCCGCTCTGGCCGCCGGCGTCTTCATGGCCTGCGTGCTGGGCCCGACGCTCGACGCCCAATCCACCCTCACCGCCTGCGAAGGCTGTGGCAAGACCGCGGTCGCCGCGAAGGACTGACATGACCGAAGCAACCCAACTTGCCGAGCTGCCGCCGGCGGAAACCGCGCTGGACGTCTACTCGAAGCCCGGCGGCCTGGATCCCTGGCTGGACAAGATCCGCGCCGAGGTGACCGGTCACGTGCCGGACCTGAAAACCAAGAAGGGCCGCGACGCGATCGCCAGCCGGGCTCACAAGGTCGGCAAGGCCAAAGTCGCGCTGGACGATATCGGCAAGGATCTGGTCGCCAAGCTGAAGGATGTGCCCAAGAAGATCGACGCGGAACGCAAGCGAATGCGGGATCTGCTGGATGCCCTGAAGGAAGAGGTCCGGGCGCCGCTCACCGACTGGGAGCAGGCCGAGGAAGCGCGAGTTGCGAACCACAAGCATGAGCTGGCCATGCTGCAGTCATTCGCGGACTGTAGTGACCTCGACGCCGGAATGATCCGCGCCAACATCGAGCACGTTTCGGGCGTGACAGTCGATGAGTCTTGGGAAGAATTCGAGCCCGAGGCGCATCGCGTCAAAGCCCGCACCCTGGAGGCGCTGCAGCAGGCCCTGGCCGCCCGCGAGAAGTACGACGCGGACCAGGCCGAACTGGCGCGTCTTCGCGCTGAGACAGCGGCGCGCGAACAGAAGGACCGCGAAGAGCGCATCGCCCGCGAAGCTGAGGAAAAGGCTCGGCGCGATGCAGAAGCTGCAGCCCAGGCAGAGCGCGACGCTTCCGCGCGCCGTGAAGCTGAGGCGCGCGCCGCCGCGGACAACGCCCGCCGCGACGCCGAAGTGGCGGAGCAGCGTCGGATCGCTGCAGAGAAGCAGGCCGAACTGGATCGCCTAGCGGCCCGGGAGCGTGAGCGCGTGGCGTCTGAGCAGGCCGAGCGGGACCGAATCCAGGCAGCCGAAGACGCGCGCCAAGCCGAAATCAAGCGCCAGGCCGACGCCAAGGCAGCAGAAGAGGCCGAGGCCCGGCGCCGTGAGGAAGACAAGGCGCACAAGGCAAGCATCAACCGCGCCGCCCTGGATGCATTCGTCGCCGGCGGCATGCCCGAGGACTGCGCCAAACAGGCGGTCACGCTGATCGCCAAGGGCCTGATCCCCAACATCCGAATCACCTACTGAGGACACCATGACCGAAGTTATCGACGCCCCGGCCCGCGCAGTGGCCATGCCACCCGATCAGGCCGCCGGCCAGGTCGCTGTACTCGCCGCCAATTCGCCCATGGGCATGATGATGGCCGCCGTGAAGCAAGGCATCCCCCTGGATCAGATCAAGGAAATGATGGCGATCCAGCGCGAGTGGGAGGCCGACGAAGCGCGCAAAGCCTTCAACGAAGCATTCGCGGCGTTCAAGGCTGAAGCGGTCGAAGTGATCAAGCGAAAGCAGGTCGACTTCGCCACGCAAAAGGGACGCACGCAGTACAAGCACGCGGAACTGTCGGACGTCGTCGAGGCAGTCGGCCCCGCTCTTTCTCGCCACGGCTTCTCTTGGAGCTGGACCCCCGAGCAGAAGAACGGCCGGATCTTCATCACGTGCACGCTGCTGCATCGTCTTGGCCACGAGAAGTCCGTGACCCTTGACGCGCCCGCCGACGACAGCGGCGGCAAAAACACCATCCAGGCCATTGTTTCGACCACTACCTATTTGGAGCGCCACACGCTGAAGGCGGTCTGCGGCATCTCCGAAAAGGGCGACGACAACGACGGCACCGGCGCGGATGACGCGGCCTTTGAGCTGCGGGACGAATGGATCAGCAAGATGGCCCAGGCGGACAGTATGGACGCCGCCGTGTCGACCTGGCAGGACGGCTGTAAAGCCATCGAAGCGACCAACAACCTTGCGGCGTTTGCCGCGTTCAAAAAGGCCTACGCCGACAAGCGGGCCATGCTCAAGCAGGAGAAACAGTAATGGGTCTGATCATCCACACCGCCCCGCAAGGCTCCCAGGAATGGCTGGACGCACGCCGTGGCGTGATCACGGGCAGCCGGTTCAAGGACTGCCGCGACAAGCTCAAGGGCGGCGCGCCGTCGAAGAAGTGCCTGTCCTATGCGATGGATGTCGCGCGTGAACGTGTCGGCGGACGGACGCCGGACGTCTTCGCGAATGCCGCCATGCGCACCGGCACCGAGCAAGAGCCTTTCGCCCGCGCTGCCTACGAGGCGAAGACCGGCAACTTCGTCGAGGAGGCCGGTTTCATCACGACGGACGACGGTCTGTTCGGCGTGAGCGTCGATGGCCTCGTTGACGACGACGGCATCATCGAAATCAAGACGATGGTTTCGTCCGACACCCTGTTCACCGCCGTGGTCGACGGAGATATCAGCGCCTACACCGACCAATGCAACGGCGCCATGTGGCTGCTGGGTCGCAAATGGGTCGACCTCGTCCTGTGGGCGCCGGATCTGGACCCAATTGGACGCCAGCTCACCATCATCCGCATCGAGCGTGACGACGACGCCATCGAAGAACTGGAAGACGAACTGATGGCATTCGAGCGCCTGGTATCCAAGTACGAACACCTGCTGCGCAAGGAGGCCGCGTAATGGCCAGCGTCAACAAAGTCATCCTGGTGGGCAACCTGGGCCGCGACCCCGAGGTCCGCTACAGCCCCGACGGGGCGGCAATCTGCAACATGTCGATCGCGACGACCTCATCCTGGAAGGACAAGACCAGCGGAGAGAAACGCGAAGAGGCCGAATGGCACCGCGTCGTCATGTACAACCGCCTGGCTGAAATCGCCGGCGAGTACCTAAAGAAGGGCCGCTCGGTCTACATCGAGGGGCGTCTGAAAACGCGCAAATGGCAGGATAAGGACACCGGCGCCGACCGCTACAGCACCGAAATCATCGCTGACCAGATGCAGATGCTGGGCGGACGCGACGAAGGCGGCGCCGGTGGCTACGACGACGCGCCGCGGCAGCAGCGCGCGCCGGCGCAACGTTCGGCCCCACAGCGCAACGAGTACGCGAACCAACGCGGCGGCGCGGCACCCCAGTCGACTCCGGCGGCCAACCTCGCTGACATGGACGACGACATCCCGTTCTAAATCCTATGTCAACGTCAGCACGAATACGCGCTGATGGGACAACTTGCGGCCGTCGTGGATTAGAGCATTCAGGTAACGGTGCCGACTATGCCCCTCGATAAGCAGGTAGTCCTTCTGAACATGTTCTCCCTTGGGGCAGATGTACCCGCCCGGGACGTGAAGGACGATGGGCGCATAGTCCCACGCGCCTTTATCGAGCGCTTCTGCAGTGGCGTGCTTCTTCCCCCCGAGGCCGGGTTTCGAATACGCCGCCAGGTCGTGAACCGGGTCCATCGGTTCATTGCCAGAAATGGTTCCCACGCGAGCCAGAAACTGCTCCGGCGTCCACGTCTCTTCATCGCAAGAAAGGCGGTTCAGTTCCAAGAACTGCATGGGCGAATGGGAGTAATGGCGATAAATCCATTGCTCGCACACTTCGTCAGGCAGTTCGCCGGTCAGCCCTTGCGTTCGCTTGCGCCATTCGGCAAAGGTCTCTGGCTTCCAAGGATCTCGTTCATCTTCAAGCCGCTCCAGCTCTGGTGGCCACACGGACGTGCACATCAAACCGCGCAAATCCAGCATCACGTAGTCCTCACTTTATTAATCCAACGTACCCGCCCTAAGCATCAAATCTTATCCCGGAGCCCCGATATGACCCAACAATGGAAGCCAATTGAATCAGCGCCCAAAACAGGCCGCACGCTGCTGCTCGGCTATTGGAACTCGCTCGGGAAGTGGCGAACCGTGCGTGGACAGTGGATGTCCGCCGAATGCATCGCATCGAGTTGGGAAGAGCCCGACGATATCGAGGCGGGATGGTTCGAGACTGCCGTAGAGGCTGAGGATGTGCCGAATTGCTGGCCCATTGATCCGACCCACTGGATGCCGCTGCCCGACGCTCCGTGCCAGACGTGCAATGACCAGGGCGCAGTCGGCAACGTCCTGACCGCTCAGCCGTGCCCTGATTGCACCCCTCCCGCCAGCGCACAGGACGATGCGAAGGACGAACGCACGAAGGTCATGGAAATCATCGCTGGCGTTTGGGATCACGGAACCCAGATCGACGACGCGGCGGACGAGGTGATTGAGCTGCTTCGCTCTAACGCTCCCGCTGCTGGCGATGCGCCTGAAGATCTGCTTCACCGCCTTGCAAATCCTCTGACGCCGTATGGCTTGTTGGCTCGTGCGTTGCGCGTCGCGACCGGAACGACGTTGATGGACATGGCCAGGGCCACCGGTAACACGGCGGCAGAAATCAGCAGCATCGAGTTTGGCCGGAAAGAACCGGATGAAGGCTGGTTCGAGCGGGCTGCTTTGTTCTTCGCCTCCACCTCCCGTGGCATCGTCGTGCCGCCGTCGGCTCTGAAAGCGGCTCACGCGCGTCGCGCAGCCTCTCAGCAGCAGGAGGGGTAGACATGAGCGAAATGCTCTTTTTGCTCGTCGCCGCCCACGCGCTCTGCGACTACCCGCTACAAGGCGACTTCCTGGCGCGCGCCAAGGACCGCAACACCGATCTTGGCAAGCTTTTTTGGCCGCACGCCCTCTTTGCCCATTCCATGATTCACGGCGGCGCTGTGCTGCTGATTACCGGCCTTCTACCCCTGGCTATTGCCGAGGTCTGCATTCACGCCGTCACCGACTGGCTGAAATGCGAAAAGCGGATTGGTCTGAACACCGATCAGGCAATCCACCTGCTCTGCAAAATCGTCTGGGCGGCTGTTGCTGCCTTTGGAGTTCTCCATGTCTAACAACACCCCCGCCCCGGCGCAAGAAGCCGGACAGTGCATTTGCCCGCCCGGCGACGAACACGGGCCTCTGTGCCACAAAGATTGCCCCGTGCATGGGCTGTCCAAGCTGCGCGCCCCTGTAGCCGATGAGCGGGCGGCGTTTGAAGCGGAGTATGTGGATCACTGCGGAATGCGGTTGGAGGACTATGACTTCGACTACGACCCGGCAACCAACCGCTACCGCGACGACTGCGAACAGTCTGCCTGGTGGGGCTGGCACACTGGTCGCGCCGCCCTGGCAAGCGCCCCTGTACATAAGGCCGCGCCCGTGGACGTAAGCCCTGGACATAGCGCCGTGCTGGCCGATATCCGCGACGAGCTGAACCGGCTTGGCATGATGGCGCACACAGCACTGAGCCAGAATGCGGACGACCGGTACAACATCATGGAAGACTTGGCCGAACGCATGTTGGCGATGGCCGGTGGCGCACCCGCGGCAAGCGCCCCTGTAGCCGCGAAGCCGCAGACGTTTGAGGCATGGTGGGCGTCGGAAGTTACCGCAAACGGTGGCGATGATATCGGCGCGGACTATCGCCACTGGGCGCACAAGGGTTGGCTGGCAAGCGCTCCTGTAGCCGATGAGCGGCAACCGGACGGCAAGCGGCCGGACCTGGACTGGATAGAAGGCGTCCGCGTTACCGATACCGTCGGCCGTGGCTGGTGCTGCCCTGGCAGGGCTACACCATCAAGACCATCACGCACCCGCACTTCGGCCCGGATCCTGTCACGGTCTACGCCATCGGCGTGCGCATCGACTACGAGGAGCAGTAATGGCCTATGACCAAGTCGCCGCCGACGTGATCGCTGAATTACGGCAGGTGCGCGCCATGGCCCAACGCCTTGCCGCCCAGCTCCGCGAGTGCGCCGAAACCCTCGGGGCCGACCAGATCCACGAGCACCGCGCCATGCGGGCCTATGCCGATGCGATGGCGCTGCTCGGCGCATTGCCTCAAATATCGTGCATTGAACGCGGCGATGCATCATTAACGGAGCAAGGATGACCGACACTTTCCTGTCGCCGGACGAGGTGGCCGACATGACCGGCATTCGTCGCGGCACAAAAGGTAAACCCTATCCCGTCTTGCAGGTCGAGTGGCTTTTGGCCCATGGCTACCCGGCGCACGTTAACCGAGCGGGCCGGGCTATAGTCGCGCGCAGCGCGGTGGAGCGCCGCCCCGCGCCCGTATCCGAACCAGCCAACACCGAATGGACGCCTGACGCCTGGAGGGCATGAGCATGGGGCGCAAGCCTACCCGCAATCGCTTGCCGCCCGGCATGCGCGCGCGCCACCGCGGCGCCAAGACCTACTACTACTTCGACCTGGGCGGCAAGCCGCGCAAGGAAGAGCCCCTCGGGTCCGACTTCATTGAGGCCATGCGCCGCTGGGGACAGCTCACGCAGCAGGCCGTCGGCGCCGCTGGCCAGGTCACTTTCCGCCAGGCAGCCAACCGGTACTTCGCTGATATCGTGCCGACTAAGGCATCCCGCACCCAGGACGGCAACAAGATCGAGCTGGACTTCCTGTGCGAAATTTTCGACAAGCCGCCCGTGCTGATGGAGCAGATCAAACCCGTGCACGTCACGCGCTACATCCGCTGGCGCATGGCGAAGTCGGCGGACTGGTTTCGAGAAAAGGGCCGGCCTGTGCCGCCGGACGCCGGGCACGTACGCGCTAACCGCGAGATCGCGCTCTTCAGCGCCATCTTCAACTACGCCCGGGAAATCGGCCTGACGGACGCCCCGAATCCGGCCCAAGGCGTGCGCAAGAACAAGGAGCGCGGGCGCGACACCTACGTCGAGGACGATGTCTTCGCGCGCGTGCACGGCGCAGCCGACGAGCCGCTGAGGGATGCCATGGACTTGGCCTACCTAGCCGGCCAGCGTCCGGCGGACACGCTGCGGTTTCTGGAAACCGACATTCGTGATGGTTTCCTGCACGTGCGTCAAGGGAAGACGGCCCACAAGCTGCGCATCGAGATTACGGGCCAGCTCGCGCAGGTCATTGAGCGGATCAAGGCTAGAAAGGCGCGCTACCGAGCGGAGGACAAGGTGGTGAGCATCTACCTGGTGGTCAACGAGTCTGGCGTGCCGCTAACCGCCGGGGCGCTGCGCGACCGATTCGACAAGGCCCGCGAGGCCGCCGGCGTGCCCAAGGCTGCTTTCCAATTTCGCGACCTGCGCGCCAAGGCCGGCACCGACAAGACCGAAGCAGCCGGCGATATCCGACAGGCACAAAAGCAACTCGGCCATGGGTCGGTCACCACGACTGAGAAGTACGTGCGGCGCCGCAAAGGCGACAAGGCAGCGCCAACCCGTTGACGACCTGAACTACCGCCGCCGAGCGCCGTCCGCCACCCGTGCGGCGAGCGCCTCCATTCTGCGCGCCCTCGGATCATAAATCTCTGCAATGACATATTCGACAATTTCGAGTGTGTCCAACAGAAGCGTATCCAATTTCTCGGGTTCGGTTTCGTGGCTAGCCGCGTTTCCCAACGCTCGAATAGCATCGAGCAACTGTCCAAATCTGGGCTGTTCCGCGGTGAACGCTTCGATACGTCGGCTCAGCATTCTGAACTTCCCGTTCTCATCCTCGGGGCCGAAGCCTTGGGCGGTCATCAGACATTCGACTGCCTTCCGAACTGCATTTGCGCAAGCGCTCAATGACGGCCAATACAATTGCGCCGCTTGGTGAAGCGCAGCGTGTACCGTGCCCGGGGCATTGATCGGAATTCCGATCAAGGGGATGGCTGGGTACAGGTATTTCGGGTAAAGCCACTCCGTGCAAAACTTCTCTTCAGCGCCGGTCTCTTCGTCCGAATACTCGTACTCAACTTCGGCCGCCTCCCCCACTAAGAGCAT